AAATGTCTTTGCTGCTAACGTACTGATGTTCACTGCATCAATTGTGACAACGTATTCCATCCCCAATTCTCCTTATAAATTACTGTTGCTTGCTCTGATAGTTTCTACAGCTTGTGTCTGCATCACTTTGATCTGAGCTTCAGCAATAACACCACGTTGACTACGATCTGCATCACCTTGATTACTCACCTCTTGTTTAAGAGCTTTCACTTCAGCACGAAGAGCAGCAATCTCTTTCAGCAACGGAGACACTACGTCAGTAGCAAATCCGTTAGCGCTTCCAGAATATTCGCTGTTCTCATTCTTTGTCAGCACTCTCTCACCTTGGTGCAGCTCTGCCAGATATCCGTCGAAAGGAACGTTAGCCAAGCCGTTAGCGTGGCTACCATTTACCCTCCATGGATGATTCTTTGTCAGTTCGCCAAGTCAAAGCTAGAAGAAACTCAAGCTAAGGCTTTGTTGGGTGATGAGAAGGCCCTGGAAGAGCTGGAGCAAGCATCCCGCGATTTCCTTGAGTACAGCAGAATCTATAATGCCAATAACACACAATATCAGCAGGATTTTGATGCTGTGCAGGCATTCTTGAATCGTGTGCAGATCAATACCAAGGAACAGATTGACCAGGCCAAGCAGCAATTACTGAAGCTTGACAAGATGGTTGAAGGTATTCTGACAGTGAACGCTTCTGTTCTCACTCTCGCACAAGCTATTGCAGCTTATCAGGCTGCTCTTATTGCCCTCCTAGCGGCTCAAGGCGGAGGTGGTGGTAGCACCCCTACTACCCCTACTACCCCTACTACCCCTACTGGTGGATCAGGAACAGGTACTGGCGGAACCGGAGGGACAACTGGCGGAACCGGAGGGACAACTGGTGGGGGTGGAGGTTATGGGCCATCCCATGACGCACCTCTAGCCGGGTATGAACTGACTGCTGCATATGCAGGGATGGCAGTCAGCTCGTTGTTTGGTAGGTCAGCCACCCAACGAGAGCTTAACTGGATTGCTGAACCACTAGGTAAAACAGCAAGTTACGACCAAGTTCTGGCATCGGTGTATTCGTCTGCTAGTGGAGGAGACCTTGACTACCTAAAATCAGTAAGACAAGGTTGGATTGCCAGTGGATATCAGACGTTATTTGGCAGACAAGCAGACCAGACTGAAAAAGATTGGTGGTTTAGTCAATTAGATTACTCTACGACGAGTAATAAAGTGTACGATATGCTTACCGCTGGTGCAACTGGTAGTGACCTTGACTACCTGACAAAGAATCATCCATGGAGGGTAAATGGTAGCCACGCTAACGGCTTGGCTAACGTTCCTTTCGACGGATATCTGGCAGAGCTGCACCAAGGCGAGAGAGTGCTGACAAAGAACGAGAACAGCGAATATTCTGGAAGCACTAACGGATTTGCTACTGACGTAGTGTCTCCGTTGCTGAAAGAAATTGCTGCTCTTCGTGCTGAAGTGAAAGCTCTTAAACAAGAGGTGAGTAATCAAGGTGATGCAGATCGTAGTCAACGTGGTGTTATTGCTGAAGCTCAAATCAAAGTGATGCAGACACAAGCTGTAGAAACTATCAGAGCAAGCAATAGTAATTTATAAGGAGAATTGGGGATGGAATACGTTGTCACAATTGATGCAGTGAACATCAGTACGTTAGCAGCAAAGACATTTTATTTTGCTGGTGGTATTGGTTTCACTTCGTCTCCATCCTCTTCTCCTGCTAACACATTCTTTGATCCAAGACTGAATAGGCCGTATGAAGCTCGAAGAGACATGTTCGACAAGAGCACAACGTATGGAGCTGTAAGCATGGGGGCCGGGGAGATCACTCTGAATAATACAGATGGTTTCCTTGACTCATTCTGCACAGACTATGCAATCAATGGTAGGGATGTGAAAGTGTATGTCAGTGAGAATTGGAGTAACAATTTCCCCTCTGACTACACGCTTGTAGGAAAAACAAAAGCTGTCCTGGCACAGTCAAATGACAAGGCTGTCAGGGTGAGCTTAAAGGATAAAATGAAAGACCTAGATAAGCCTCTATTGCAGAGCAAATATCTGGGGAATAACTTACTACCCTTCGGAACTGAGGGCGTAGAAGATGATTTGAAGGAACGAAGAAAGCCCAGGGTATATGGTAGAGTATTGAATATCTCCCCCTACTTTGTCAATACAGCACGTCTGATTTTCCAAGTAAGCGATAAACCTTGTGCTGTGACAGCTCTGTATTCTCGTGGTGTTGCTTGGGCCTCTGACGGTAATTATGTAGCATTCAATGATCTTCAAAATGATGCATTGGAGCCAGCACAGAGTAAATACAAAGTGTATTCCGGGAGCGAAGGAACATACATCAGACTTGGGAGTATTCCCGCTGGAACATTGACGTGTGACGCAGAGAGCTCTGAACAACGCGCCTCCGAGCTAATCAAGACGATTGCTCTTGACGGAGGTATCTCAGTAGGTGATATCAATAATGCTGACTTCACTGCACTAAATGTTTATGCATACCCTTGTGGTGTATGGGTGACTGAAGAGACTACTTCTGCCCAAGCGATGTCGATTGTTGCTTCAGCTATTGGTGCATATTTCTCGTTTGATAGGTTTGGTGTGCTAAGGCTTGGTAGGTTGGAATTACCAACAACAGCTACACTCAGTCTATACGAAGATCAGTACATGATGTTTGATCTAATGTCCACTTCTGATGCAGATGAGGGGATTCCTGCAAAGACTCTGACGTTACAATACGCCAAGAATTACACTCCACAGACAGACCTAGATGACACAGCAGCTAGTGCTCGAAGCAGCTTCGCAAAGATTGAGTACAGAAAAGCTACAGTGAACAACGCTAGTGCTGCTACCTTGTACGCTAATGCTCCTGAAATGGAATTGCAGACCAGCCTGATTAACTATGCTGATGCAGCGTTCGAGGCAGCAAGGCGGATTGGGTTGCTACAACATAAGCGAGTATATTCAGCCACTGTACGCATCACCCCTGAGATGTTCCCTCAAGCTGACATCGGGGAGTGTATAAAAATCTATCACTCCAGATGGGGGTTATCAGATGGAAAAGTTTTAAGAGTGATTGGGATGACATACAATTTCTTCCTTCACGAAATTACATTCAGATTGTGGGGGTAGGATGGAAAAGGTACGATTTGGTTATCGGAACAGAATTGATGCAGCGACATTATCAGGCGGGAGTTGGCAAGCCCCTCTAACGAATATACAGACACTTAGACTGGCGCAACGTGCAAGAAGCACAACAACTAGCTCGAATGATTGTCTCATCAATATTGAGTTTGATGAAGAGCGTCTCATTCAAGTGGTGAGTGTGAATGCCCACAATATCTCTGCTTACGGGGATGTGCGAATCTTCGCTGGGTCAGCTCCTGGATTGAATGATCTGTATGATAGCGGTGAAGTAGAAGTGTGGCCTCCAATGTATTCCACTCTCTCTCTTCATTGGAGAGATTACCACTTCTGGTCAGGTAAGATTGATGAAGAGGCCAGAAAAGAATACCAGAAGAATTTCATCCACATTTGCACATCAAGCGTGAAGACAAAATACTGGGGCATCCAAGTGTATGATGCTAATAACACTGACGGATATATCGAGATCGGTAGACTGTTCATGGGTAGACTATTTACTCCGCAGTTTAACGTTATCTACGGGGCTCAGATGGCATGGGAAGACAATAGTAAGATTGAGTCATCTCTTGTTGGTGTCGAATATATGAGTCGTGTCCCCATGACCCGTGTAGCTTCTGTCAATTACGATTATTCGTTCAGAAGAGAAGCTCTTGAAGGGTTGTATGAGCTGCAAAGGCAGTCAGGGACAACTCAAGAAGTGTTGTTCATCGGGAATGCTGATGATCCTGGGCAGATGGTACGACTAGGGTTCCTTGGGAGATTCCGACGAATTGAGCCACTAAAATGGCATTTTATGGATATTCACTCAACTGGATTTGAAGTGAAAGAATTACTCTGAGGAGAGTGTATGCC